GATCTAATGAAGCGCCGCGCCGCGTGTGGTTTTCGGGCATTGGGGCATAGGTTACTGGCTGGCTGGTTGTTGCTGCCGGCTGGCTTGCTTGGTTGGTAGTATAGTAGTTATTTTATTGTTAGGAAGGGGATAATTTGTAGCTACATTTTGTAATAATTAATTTAATTTTGTAGCTACATTTCATTTTTTAGTATTAACTTTGTAGCTACAATTTATTATATGGCAAAAAGTAAACCAATTGGAGTCAGATTTGACTTATATAAGTTGGAAATGATTCAAAAAGAGCAAAATTTGACATCTGTTCAGCAAGTAGTCAATTATTTGATGGATAATTACGGCAAAAGCGCCTCAAATTTGGAAGATGTACAAAAATCCGTACAAATACCTGTACAAAGTGAAAAAAAGCCAATTTTGGAGCCTCCTAGTCACTTAACTGGAATAGATTTAGTGATATGGAAAGCTGAAAATCAAAAATAATTCGTAAATTAGCGTATGAAAAACAAACTACAGATGATGAAACGCGCGGATGGATCATATTCTCGTAGGGGATTATGGGATAATATTCGCGCCAACAAAGGAAGCGGAAAGAAGCCAACTCCGGAAATGTTGAAACAAGAGAAAAAAATTAAAGCAGCAGAAAAAAAATAGTTATGTCAGGAGCTTGGCAAAGAAAAGAAGGTAAAAATCCAGAAGGCGGATTAAACGCAAAAGGTCGTGCATCTTACAATGCTGAAACTGGTGGTAATTTAAAAGCCCCAGTTAAATCTGGCGTAAATCCTAGAAGGGGTTCTTTTGCTGCTAGATTTAGCGGCATGTTAGGTGCTATGAAAAAGCCTAATGGAGAACCTACTCGTAAGGCATTAGCATTAAAAGCTTGGGGATTTGGTAGTGTTGAAGCTGCTCGCAATTTCGCAAATAAACACAAGAAGTCATAATGGATAAAGATGTTTGCGTAATTCATGACACCTTATTGTATGATGGAGTATGCGTAAAATGTCTTTCTGAAGATAATAAATAAGGCGGTTTTTTAGGCCGCCTTTTTTATTTAAAATTTAGAATTTAATAAAAGAGATACTTCTTTTTCTTTTAATGCAAAATTAACATTGTTTTCGTAAACTATTTTTACTTGATTGTATTTTGATATTTCAACACAATAACTTGCTCCGTTTACCCCTTCCCAATAAGACCAGTATCTACAATTTTCATTTTTTAATGCTTCCATTTCTTTACCATCACCTTCACGATACGGGGCATAAAATATTTTTGATCTATCTGATGTTTTCCCATACTTTTCAATAAATAAAATATGGTATTTGTTAAATTCCGATTTTAAATCATACCAATTGCTTCTTTCTGGCAAATAAACAACAGCCTTAAATACTTTATTAGTATTTGGTGTTCTGTATAAATTTATTTCCATATCCTTATGAACCAACATAGCGCCTTCTGGGTAAACATCTTCTACAATGTAGCCTTTATTTTTAAATTTATTTAATGTAGAATTAAAATCACCAGAAATTTGTATGCCGTCAAATACTTGTGACATTCCGGTGCTTACTAAGAAAATAATGATTAATGTAGTTGTAATTAGCTTTTTCATTTTTTTTGTTTTTAGGTTATTATTTGGTTTCGTTTATGTCAACAATTTTTACTTCTTCTCCATCCAACATTGCATCTATAGTTGATTCTATTATTTCTCTTTGCTCTGGCATTAGTAGTGAAATTTTTTCTGTTATTGCTGGTATAGCAAATACATCACTTTCTAGCTCTTTTTTTAAACCAGATCTAATATCATCATCTACATTTGGATTTGTTAAAAAATCTCTATAAATCCACTTTATTTTATCAATGTAAGTTTTGAATAATGCAGATCCTTTTGATCCGGGATACTGCCTTCTAAAATCTTCATAATACTCTTCAGCCATCCTCAAGTGCTGAATAGCGCTTATGATATTTGCTCCTTTCATTTATTAAAGTTTATATGAGTCTTTTCTAGTTCTGATAAAAATTCCCTTGCTTTTTCTACCTTGTGCTGAATTCTTAATATATCATCTTCGTTTCTATCAACATTAAATATTAATATTCTTTCTGAAATATCAATATCATCAAATGTCATATTAAATTCAAGCTTCATTGACTCTTTTACATATTCTGGGCTTTCTTCTGAAACAACATTCATCTTATTAAGTAAGTATCTTTTTTCTTGTTCAATTATACCAAATGGTGTATTTACAAGACAATATGCAATATGTCCACTAGTAGCACCCGTAAGCCACATGTAAGATTGAAGCTGCCAGTAATACAAGTTATCAAGCTTATCTGGAATATTTCCTAAAAATGTCCAAAGGTCATAACTTGATTTAATATCAATAACCTTATTTGGATTAACAGTGATTATATCTGGATGCCCCGATATGTAATCATTAGTAAATCTATGTTCATTTTTAGCATAACCCACAAGCCAATAACGATTTAAAAGATCAATTGAATCATCTTCAGCTTCAACACCTTTTTTCATTTGTTTCGTTTGAATGTCTTTTACTCTGCCATACTTCTCGGCAATATAGACTTCAATCAAATGTTTTTGAGCTGTTTTAGAAAGCAATCCAGCTTCTTTGTCTGCTTTAGATTGTGGTTCTGTCATCAAATATCCAACTGAGCTGGACCTGATTAGTGTGTTGTCAAAGTTTATCATGTTAGAATAGTTTACCTTGTTGTTCAAAATATTGCGAGTTTAGTCCGAAGTTTTTTCTCATTGCGTTATATGTTTCAAACCATGCTTTTGCTTGAGATTTTGCCATTCTTTCAATTCGTTCACAGTACTCAATTGCTTCCTTTCGATCTTTCATTAACCAGTATCCTTTGGCATCAGACAGAATCATATAACCTTTCTTTATTCTTAAATCTCTTATTACCTGTCTAATTTTTCTTAGGCTAGATTCTCTTTTTTCTACTTCATATTCAGGATGGCTTCCAAGCCATTTTTCTGACCTTGCAATTTCTTCTTGTGTAATTCTGTAATTAGCACTTGAAATTAAATTTAATATAGCTTTTTCATCATTCGTTAGTTGCATTGTTAAAACTTTTTAATTTATTATTATAACATTCTAGTAGTTCTGTATTATTCTTACTCATTAACTCCCAAGCCTTCAATTCTTCTTTTGTTTTACAGATCTCAATAAACTCTTTCGTTCTTTCTGTTAAAGATTTTGGATTTTGTCTTGGCTCTATAACTATTGGCTCAATTTCCGCATCAATAACAATAGAGTGCCTGTCTAAATTCTTTTTATGATATTCTTCAACAAGACCTTTTGCAATATCAAGAGCCTTATCCGCAGACTCTCCGTTATGCAAACAAACCTCTACTCCAATTTTCTCAGATGTGTAATTTCCTAAATTAAATGTTTTTTGGTAGTTAACTTTTTCTATGTGCATGTGGTTATTATTTAATTCTAGTTACAGTAGTAGCGTTATCGGTAAATTTTATTTTGAAAAGCTTTTCCTTATGCTCTTCCTTTTTCTTTAATTGTGAAACCATAACCATTACAGAAGTGTAAGGGTTTTCTAATAGTAAACTTTCTTCTAGTTTTAGGACACCCACCCTGCTTGCTACAGATGTGGGACTAATGCTTCTTGCCATATTTTTATATTTTATTGATTATAGGGCAAAATTATATTAATTAATTTAATTAAAAAAATAAATTTAATTAAATTTTAAAAAAAAATACCCCCTATGGAAATAGGAGGTATCTACTAAACTAAAATTAACCTAAAAAAACACACAGAACATTGTAAAAATACAAATTTCTAATGGTTTTTAAATTTTTTCTTTACTAATTCTAGTTTATGTCTATATTCAACAACTAACCATTTTAATTCATCTCTTGTTGGCTTTGAAACCTGCCTAGCTTGATCCTGTAAAAAGTCAACTATGCCGGGCTTTTCTGCCTCTAAGTTTTTAGCAAATACTTCTAAATTTCCAGATAAAAAACAATTATCATGTTCGCTTTGTGGACGACAATTATCTTCTAACCATCTTGTTCCAAAATTTCTTCTGCTAATAAAATGGCCACACTGGGCTTCTTGCCATTTCATCTTTTTACCAGAAGTGTAACATGAAACATATCCATTTACATCAGCGTGCTTACATCTTATATACTGGCTAAATACAGCATCCAAGTCGTCTGTCAAATACTTAATACTTTCTAACTCTTCTTCATCTTCGTATTTATCAATTCTTCTTTGTGTAGATTCAATAGTAGCACATTGTTTACACATTTTTTTTGAAAAATGGTAATCCAACCTACCACATGAAACACATACTTTTTTCTTTGTTATAATTGTACTTCTCATAATTATGACAGGGCATCTATAATATCAAATTGTTGATCTAAGCTTAATCTTCTTGTAATATCAATACCCTCACTACCAATAACAAGTTCAACACTATCTATATGTATACTAGTTTCATCTTCAGAAAAAGTATGTGTACCATGAAACTCTTCTTCTCTTTCTGGATAAAATATTGTCGTTTCAGTGTAAGTTACTAATAACTCTCCTTTTAAATCCTCAATCTCGAACATCTTTGTTTTCGTTTCTTGCTTCTTCTTCATTTTCTTTTAATTTATGTAGTTTATTGTTGAAATACCTATATTTTACTGGATCAGAATCACCTCTTTTTACCTCAATAATTAAATCCAATCTTTTTGCTAATTCATATATTAGTTCTCTATTTTCCATCTATTTTTATAAATTCTTTTTTATATTTTTTATATATTTTTTCCAATTGTTCTCCAGTTTCATACCAAAATCCTGACAACACTCCAGTTTCAGCAATAGCATACTGAACTTCTATTATTGCTTTAAAAGCATTTTGTCTACCATGTTCTATATTAATAACATATCCATTATCTTTTGGAACTTGCATATAATACATTAGTAATTCTTCGGCCTTTTCTTTTGGTGTAATAATTTATTTTATGCAAATTTAATTAAATTAATAAAACCACAAAATTATTTTTAAAAAAAATTAAAAATATTTGGGAATATAAAAATTAATACTATTTTTGCTATTCAACAATAAATTTTATGGAAGAAATTAAAACAATGAAGCTTCATGAACGAATCAAGGAAGCTATGGATGGTCGCACTCAGCGTTGGCTTTCATTAAATGCCAAGATACCAGAATCGGAATTATCGCGAAAAATGCAGGGTAAATTACTATTTACAGATAGTGAGATTACACGCATAAATGAAGCCTTGAAAACCGATTTAATAAACGATTAAGATTAAGAAATGCCAAAAGACACATTCTACTTCTCACACGACTATAATGCTCGTAATGATGAGAAGATAAAAAGACTGATTAGAAAACATGGCATGCAAGGGTATGGTGTTTTTTGGTCAATAGTAGAAGATTTATATAATAATGCGAACGCATTGCGAACGGATTACGAAGGCATTGCATACGACTTGAGAACGGATAGCGATTTAGTAGCGAGCGTAGTAAATGATTTTGATTTATTTGTTTTTGATGGTGAATATTTTGGAAGTAATTCTGTTCAAGAAAGGCTAGATCAAAGAAATGATAAAAGCGAAAAAGCAAGAAAATCAGCTAGTTACAGATGGGAAAATGCGAACGCATTGCAACCGCAATCCGACAGCAATGCTAAAAAGGAAAGGAAAGGAAAGGAAATAAAAGGAAAGGAAACTATTATACCACCGATAGAAGAGTTTTTAAGTTTTTGCAAACAGGATATGCAAGACAATGGCTTGATTTATTCGGATTATGAATATTCCTTAAAATCTAAGTACGACTCTTGGGTTCAAAATAAATGGAAAGATGGTCATAATAAACAAATAAAGAACTGGAAGAGTAAAATTCGCAATACAATACCTTTTTTAAGCGCAATTAAGGCAAGTTCTAAGCAAAGTAGTAATAATTATCAAAGCCAAGTTGAAGCGGCTAGAAAAGCCTTTAAACCACTAATAAATTAATAATGATAACAGCCTTTAAAAACATTTGGGCAAAAGAGCCTAATTATATTTCAATTGAATACGCTTTAAAAAGGATTAAAGAGGGTAAATCTAAGTCCCTTGTTGATGAAATTAGAAACACATTAGATAAAGAAAAAGCAGGGGAACTAAAAAAGAACCTTCCTTGTATTTGTTTTAGTGGAAAGTTTGGTGCAGATAGAAAAGATGATCAAATCATTGAGCATAGTGGTTTTATTGTGCTTGATTTTGATAATGTTTACGAGTTAAGGGATAAGCAAACTGAGATTATTTCAAATAAATACGTTTTTGCATGTTGGGTGAGTCCTTCAGGTAATGGGTTAAAAGCCTTAGTAAAGGTTGCTGATGGATCAAAGCATAGGGAGCATTTTCAAGCTTTGCAGGATGTTTTTCCTGAAATCGACAAAAGTGGTATAAACCCCAGTCGCGTTTGTTATGAAAGTTACGATCCTGAAATTTACATAAACGAGGAAGCTGAAGTTTTTAATAAAACAAAAAAGACCGAAAAGATAATAACCTACGAAAGAACGGATGATGATCAAAAGATTTTTAAGAACATTCTTACATGGTTATCTAATAAAAATGAAGCTTTTGTAACCGGGGAAAGAAATAATTTTATATTTAAGCTTGCATCTGCTTGTTGTCGTTTTGGTATACATGAAATGACCGCAAATGCTATGATAAATAATGAATTTGTATCAAATTCTGAGTTTACAAAAAGTGAAGCAGATAGGGCTATCAGGTCAGCCTATAAAGCAAATGCTTCAAGATTCAGTACAGCTTCATTTGATAAAGAGATGTTGGTTGATAAAATTACTAGAAATGAAATTGAAGTAGAAAAAGCGGTATTTGACGATGGATTGAAATTGAAGGATGTAATTTATGGTATTGATGTAAAGGAGCAGGCTTTAAGTATTTATGATCAAGGTTATGCAAAAGTAGACGGCATTGGTGTGCCAGAATTAGACGATAAATTTAAGCCAAAAAGAGGTGAAATTACAGTATTGACAGGTATTGGAAACTATGGTAAGTCGTCTTTTAAAAAATGGTATCAAGCAATGAGGATAATTTTATATGGAGAAAAATTTGCTTCATTTGCTCCAGAGGATAATCCTCCAGAAGAATATTATCATGATTTTGTTGAAATAATTTTAGGTTGCGATTGTAGTCCTAATAATCCTAATAGGCCCTCAAGACAAACTTATGAATATGTTTATGATTTAGTTTGTAAGCACATGTTTTATGTTTACCCAAAAGACGTTTCTCCTACTCCGCAATATGTTATGGAGGTTTTTTTAGAGCTTATAGTTAAGGAAAATGTTGACGGAGTAGATATTGATCCATTTAACCAAATGGCTAATGAATATAATAAGTTTCAAAGAAGTGATAAGTATTTGGAATGGGTTTTATCTGTATTTGCTAGATTTGCACAAATCAATAATATTTATTTTTGGATTGTGGCTCATCCGGTAAAGATGCAAAAAGGAGGAGATGGTAATTATCCTTGCCCAGATGTGTTTGACTTAACAGACGGGGCTATGTGGAATAATAAAATGGATAATATTCTTGTGTATCATAGGCCTTATGCTCAAACAGATCCACAGAACCCAACATGCGAATTTTACAGTAAAAAGATAAGGAGGCAAAAAGTTGTTGGTAAAAAGGGTTTTATTGTATTTGAAATGTTTTTCAAGACTAGAAGATTTTTATTTGAAGGTTCAGATGTATTACAGAAGGTTTTGAATGAAAATAACATTAACTTTAATGCCGGTAATAAACCCACTCAGCAAGTAATAAGCAATGAATGGATTCCTTATGATAGCGAAAATGATGAAAATATTTTTTAATTATAAAACAAAAACAAATGTTAAAGATTCAGTTAATTGGTAGATTAGGGCAAGACTCTATTGTAAATGATGTTAATGGTAAAAAGGTTGTGAATTTTTCTGTTGCTCATACAGAGAAGTATAAAAACAATCAAGGTGGAGAAGTAAATAAAACAACATGGGTATCATGCGCATATTGGACTGATAAATTAAATATTGCTAACTATCTAAAAAAGGGAACATCAGTTTATGTAGAAGGTAAGCCAGAAGTAAAAACATATACTGATAAAAATACTGGTAATATTTTACCTCAATTAAGTATGAGAGTATCAAGTATTCAATTGTTATCAAGTCAAAATTCTAACAATGAAGAAAAGCAAAACAATGTTGATTTGATTGAGCAAACAGACGATATGCCATTTTAATTATGTATATTCATGAACTTAAAAATATAATAGATGTTGAAACCCCACTTGGAAAAGGAAAGGCAATCGCATGGATTGATTACGGAAGCGAAGTCAACACTGTTTGGAAAGTCATATTACACGACAGTGGTATCGTGCGGAATTTTTACG